CGCGACCTTTCTTCCTTCAGCCGCTCGCCAATGGTCATATTTTTGAACCCCCAACATTGACAGGTTCATTTATATGAACCAATATCATGACAACATCACGCGAAATCACACGAATCTGAACTATGCACGCCACCTATGCACCCGAGCAAGCCTGCCAGGACGCAAGAAAGCGCCTGGAGTTACAGGGTATCTCCGTTAAAGATTTCTCAATTCAAAACGGCCTCCACCCCTCAACTGTTTACGCAGTTTTGAACGGGCAGAAAAAGTGTCTGCGGGGTGAAGCACATCGGGCAGCCGTGCTCCTTGGGATCAAAGACGGCGTGATTACAAACTAGGGCCTCTGGCTCCAGGAGGAAACCAGAAGATGAAACGCCCAGTACTAGAAACCAGACGCCAAGTCGTGAGTGCAGTTGTTTGCGCTTACCCGGGTGGCCGCGAGTGTGCAGCAGCGCGCCTCGGCTACGAACTCAAGAAGTTCGACAACCATGTCTACGAAAACGCCGGCAGCCGTCCATTGAGCGATGACCAGATTCATATGCTCGAGCGAGATGCGGGTACCAGCTTCTTTCCTGAGTACGTGGCCTCCCTATACAGCGGCATGTTCGTACCGATTGCAGCCCCCGAAACCCTGGACAACATCGAGTTGTACAGCCGTTCGGTCAGCACGGCAGCCAAGCGTGGTGTGGTCGATCAGATCATCGATAAAGCGTTGGCCGATGGCGTCATCGAGAAAGGTGAAGCGGCTGCAATTCTTGCTGCCCACAGCAAGTACCTGAGTGCACGGCATTCCGAAGTGCTGGCCACGATCCAACTGCACAGCAAGGAGGCCGACCAATGAGCGTTTACAAAATGGTCTGCCCCCATTGCATGGGGCGCATGCGAATCCGCACCAGCGAAGGCACTCACATTTTCCTGCGCGTGGCTTACCTGCAATGCGCAAACGAGGCTTGCGGGTGGTCCGTGCGAGCCGAGTTTGAAATGACTCATGAAATGAGCCCCAGCGGGATGCCCAACCCAACCGTCAAGCTACCCGTAGCTCCTGTTGCATTGCGGCGCTTGGCGATGAAGTCCCAGGACGATCAGCTTGATTTGCTGGAACCACTCGATAAGGAGGTTGAATACGCATGAACGCCATCACCTTGACGATCAATCCTTCCAATGACTATCGCGCCGCGATGCAACAAGCGGCCGTGGCCTACCTGTATCGCCAACAAGGACAGCACCTATCCGGCGATCACCAGCTACTTGAAAACTGCAAACGCTACCTCGCCCAATCGCTCGAAGTATCCGAGCACCTGGTGCAGCGCATCGCTGAACTGGCAGTTGCCGAATTTGAAAGCATGACCACAAAACGTGTGGCTCTGCTGGGCATCTATCCCGCAAGCAGCGCCTATCGGTACCTGGTCTGGTTGCTGGATACACAAACGCAGAAGCGTTATCCGGTACCGGCGCGCTTCTTACCAGCGCGATTGCTGACCTCCCGCGACACCTCGAACTAAATCTGAACCGCCCCTGACATCTGCCCGCCTTGCGTGGGTAAGGGGAAACTGCACTTTACTGGTGGCCGAAATGAGCAATATCACCATCCAACTGGAACTGAACCAACAGCAGGCAGAGCAATACCTGCAGTGGCTCGAAAGCCAGTACGACACCACCATGGCTGACGTCTGGTACTCCGACCGTTATCGGAATGTACCCAGTGACCAACGAGGACCGAAGGTACTTAAGGACATCCCGCACCTGGCCGGCATTTGCCGGACTCGCAGTGAGTTGAAAAAGCAGCTCGGCACCAACGCTGTGGAGCGTGCGCAGTGAAGACCATGGACCACCAATTGCGCGCTGATGTATTGCAGCGGCTCGAGTCCGACTTTGGCCTGCAACACATGGCCGGCACCCAATACATGCGCAAGGGGACTTGCCCACAGTGCAACCAGCGGCGGCTGTTTTCCCGCTACGACGAGCCATGGTTCATCCGCTGCGGCCGCGAGCAGAAATGCCGCTACATGGAACCGGTCAAGGAGCTGTACAGCGACCTGTTCGACGACTGGAGCAAGCGAGCCCCTGCCACCGACGATCAACCCGCAGCGAGCGCCAAGGCCTATCTAACCTTCGCCCGTGGATTCGACGTGGGGATGATCGAAGGCTGGTACACCCAGGAAAACTACTTTGATCGCGAGCTGAACATTGGCTCGGCCACCGTTCGCTTTCCACTCGAAAAGGGTGGCTATTGGGAGCGGCTGATCGACAAGCCGAATCGCTTCGGCAAGAAGAAAGCTCGTTTCAAACCCGGCGAAAGCTACAAGGGTTATTGGTGGGTGCCTCCCTGCGTGGATCTTCTGCAGGTCGACGAGCTGTGGATCGTCGAGGGCATCTTCGATGCCATTGCCTTGGTTCAGAACGGTATTCCAGCCGTCGCCGCGCTTTCCTCAAACGCCTATCCAGAGGAGTCGCTGAAAGCTTTGATCACCGCTCGTGGCGGCAAAACGCCGAAGCTGATTTGGGCATTGGACAACGAACCAGGTGCGCACAAATACACCCGCATGTGGGTCCGCCAGGCGCGCGACCTTGGCTTCACCTGCGACGCGGCGCAGATCCCCCAGCCTGATTCGCGCAAGGTCGATTGGAACGATCTGCACCAGCGGTGGGCATTCATGGATGACGTCGAAGCCCGCACCCAGCGGATCGACAAAGAGCTGGACGATGCCAAGCATCAAGGAGCCCTGCTGATCGCAGAAAGCGCCGTGGAGAAAGCCTTGCTGATGTACCAGTGGCGCGAGCGCGAAGAGTTTCACTTCGGCTTCGACTCCCGCCTGTACTGGTGGAAGTTGGACATCTCGAAGTTCAACAGCGCCATGCAGGCGTTGGATGCCAGCGATAACCAAGAGGACCAACAGCTCAACGACAAAGCACGCCGCGCCAAGGCGCTGCGCATGTCCGGCTGCGTGGTCGAGATCGCCAACTGCTACCCCAAGGCTCTGTATTTCCAGCGCAACGAGATTACCGACGAGTCCTGGTACTTCTTCCGCGTCGACTTCCCTCACGACGGCGGCTCGGTGAAAAACACCTTCACCGGAGGCCAGGTCGCAGCGGCTAGTGAATTCAAAAAAAGACTTCTCGGCATGGGCGCCGGGGCCGTGTTCACCGGTAGTGGACAACAGTTGGACAAGATCATGAAAGACCAGCTCTTCGGCATCAAAACCGTTCAAACCATCGACTACGTCGGCTACAGCAGGGAGTACGGCTGCTACGTGTTCAACGACATCGCTATCCGGGAAGGCCAGCTCATCACCATCAACGAAGAGGAATTCTTCGAGATGGGCAAGCTGAAACTCAAGAGCCTGCAAAAAGGCGTGAAGATCGCCCTGCAGAAGGACGCCAAGGACTACGACCCACAGTGGTTGAATTTGCTCTGGCAGTGCTTTGGCGCCCAGGGCACCGTTGCGCTGACCTTCTGGTTTGGCTCGCTGTTCGCCGAGCAGATTCGCGCCCGGTACCAATCGTTTCCCTTCCTGGAAGCAACAGGCGAAGCCGGTGCCGGCAAAACCACCCTGCTCACCTTGCTGTGGAAATTGCTGGGCCGCGAAGGGTACGAAGGCTTCGACCCATCCAAATCCACCAAAGCTGGCCGTAGCCGTTTGATGGGCCAAATCTCCGGCATGCCCGTTGTGCTGCTGGAATCGGATCGCAGCGGGGACGATAAGGCCCACGCCAAAACATTCGAATGGGACGAGCTGAAGGACTACTACGGCGGCGGCACGCTCGCGACCAAGGGTGTCAAAACCGCCGGCAACGAAACCTACGAGCCGCCCTTTCGCGCCACCATCGCCATCAGCCAAAACGCACCGGTCGTAGCCTCAGAAGCGATCATGACCCGGATTGTGAAATTGCATTTTGTGCGGCCAACCGTGACTGCTGAAAGCCGCGCGGCAGCGGACCTGCTCAACTCTTTGGAGGGTGCAAAGCTCAGCAACTTCCTGCTGCAAGCAGTACGCAAAGAGTCAGAAGTGATGGAGCTGTTCGCGAGTCGTGTGCCTGGTTACGAAGCAAAACTGCGCACCCTTCACAGCCACTGCTTCGCGTGCGAAACGCCATTCAAAAATGAGCACGACCACTGTGACCACTGCGGTAACAAGCTACGCGGCTACATCCGTGTGGAGCGCATCAACAAGAACCACGCCCAGCTGCTCGCCCTGCTCGATTGCTTGCGCCTGGTCCTGCCTCTCAGCGAGCCGCAAATCAGCCACACCCGCACTCAAATCATCCGCATGGCCATCGAGCGTCAGGCCTCGATCAGCTCGGATCATCCGGTGATGGCTGAATTCTGGGAAGTGTACGAGTACCTCGAAGGCCTGGACGCTGACGGCCCGGTGGTCAATCACAGCAAGAAAGACAACACCATCGCCATCAACCTCAACGACTTCGTCAAGTGCGCGGCCGAGCACCGCCAGAAGGTTGCCGATATCGGCGAATTGAGGGAGCGCCTGAAAGATTCCCGCTCTCGAAAATTGATCGACACGAACAAGGCCACTGACAGCGCGGTGCGTGCCCACCAGGCCAAACACTCCAACGCTGTCGTCACCAGGCAACCCATCGTGAAGTGCTGGATTTTTCAGGCCTGACCGTCAATCACCGAGGGACAGATGAATGCAAATTCAAATACTCGCAGGAAGTGACACAGCGGCAAGCCTGCAAGATCGCGTCACCGAATTGATGCGCCAAATGGGCAACGATCACCGAAAAATCGTACAGGCCGACGCCTACGGTACTGATGGCCTCGTCGACATCTTAGAAGTGCGCGCAACGGACGGTCAGCGCGAGATTTTGGTCTTGAACTGCTCGCGACAGCAGATCCAGGCAGCACTGGATTGGCAATCGAGCACTGAGGACAACAACGAATATGAAGGCTTGGAGCTGCACCTGGTGCGAATGCCAGACAGCGACATGTAACGCCGGCTGCAACCGGCAACCACTGAAAGGAGAGAACCATGCAGCGCACCAACGAAACAGCCCAACGGAACAGCAGGGAGTTGTTGAGCAACCTGATCACCACAATCGCAACCATTGCACTGATCGCCGTCACGGCTATTCAGGTACCTGACGTGCTGATCTGGCTCGCCAAGTAACGAAGTAACGGGAAGTGGTGCCGAGGGGCTGCAACCCCTCGACACCGACCACCACTGAAAGGAGAGAACCATGCAAGCTCAAACCCACAACGATGGCGTCGCCGAGGCTATCACGAACAGGTTTTCGGATGGCAAACGGACTGTGCATATACACCCAGTCGCGTACCAGACGAGAGTAACCAACAACGGAGCAAACCGATGAAAACCCTTTTTGTGCTGCTTGCTCAATACGATGGACAGGCGATCATCCCGTTGGCGCGCGTCTGCAACGACTATTTCACGCACCTCACCACCGAAATGTTTCAACGCAAGGTGTTAGCTGGGCAAATAAAGATCCCAATCACTCGATTGGAACCCAGCCAAAAGAGCGCTAAGGGAATTCACGTCAAGGACCTCGCTGACTACCTCGACGCTCAACGAGCAGCAGCTATTAAAGAGAGCAATCAGCTGAACAGCGCACCGCGAAGTAGCTGAGCTACTTCAACGTCCGGGCGCCCAATTTCACGGGCGCCTGTAGGACTTTCTCCATCCATTTCCATTTCGCATATATGTCGCCGCGACCGCGTA